CAAATCAAGAATTAAGTCATTATCGTAGTTATCATTGTCCTAAAGGACTTTTGTATAGAAGGGTTGTTGGTGAAGTTCATGTTAGTTCTGCAGAATCTGTTCTTCATAAGAATGGTAAGAGGTTGGTCTGTGCTGTGCTTAAAGGACTTAATCATAAGTTCACTACTGAGTGTATAAGAAACGAGGAGGATAGTGATTGTAAGTTTAGAAGAGTTGATATTGCAGACCATACTGCGCGGGTAGAATTTGAACTCGAATGCGATCCCAAAAGAGCTGCCAGGTTTGTAGGGCAGGAAGGAGTGATTGTTATTCCTTTAGGCTGGACTTGACTGGTTTTGATGAGTTGGAGGTTAAGGGTTTGTTGGGTGTTGATGATGATGTTAGTGTGGGTGATGATACTCCTGTATCTGTTGGTGCTTATGAGCGTGCTAAGAGTCTTACGAAGGTGGTTCGGGGTGATGTGTTTGAGTTGGGAAGTCACAGGCTTATGTGTGGTGATGCTACGAGTGCTGGTTGTGTTGTTAATCTTATGAATGGTGAGAAGGCTGATATGGTGTTTACAGACCCTCCTTATAATGCTCTTAAAAGCTGGAATAAAGATGAAGCAAATTCAGAAACCAGACTGAATCCTAATCAGTGGTTTAAAAATGATAATATGGAATGGGATGAATATAAGGATTTTATCAAGAAAATATTCAGCAATTTAAGTGGTCATAGTGCGTATGTGTGCTGTGATTTTAGAATATACCCTATATACTTTGCAGCTATTATTGATGCAGGATATAAAATAAAACACTGTATTATATGGAAAAAGAACTTATGGGGTCTTGGAAAAAGGTATAGATTCCAGCATGAGTTCATAATATATGCTTGTAAAGATAAAGCGCCTTTTTATGGAGATAGGAGCCAAAGTGATGTTTGGGAAGTAGATGTTGATAGAACTGGTGAGCATAACACTCCTAAACCTATTAAATTGTGCAATCCTGCAATAATGAATTCAAGCAAATCTGAAGATATAGTTCTAGATATTTGCAGGGGTAGTGGTAGTACTCTTATTGCTTGTGAAAACCTGAACAGAAGGTGTTTCATGATGGAATTAGATCCTGTTTATGTTCAAATCATTCTGGACCGCTGGGAGAAGCATACTGGTAAGAAAGCTAACAAGATAAACACGCAAAACTAGACCCTTTGTTTCCACTGGAAAAATCGTTTGTACTACTCAAATACGGCCTTTACACGTATCGTCTCCGGTGCATAAAAGTTCCGTGAGAAGACAAGGTAGAATAACTAAAAACAATTCGAACTAACTAAAACCTTTAAGCCTTACGAAACTGACGAAAAAAATGGGAATGACCAAAAAACAAAAAAAAGAATTATTCCTTAAAAAGTACAAAGAACAAGCCTGTAACATTACCAAAGGCTGTGAGGCTGCAGGAATATCAAGACAGACGTATTATGACTGGTTAGAGCAAGATAAAAGGTTTAATGTGAAAACCCAAGAGGTTGAGGAAAGCTTGTATGATTTTGTGGAGAGCATGATCGTTAAGAAGATGAAAGAAGGAGACAGTAGAATGCTTATTCATTACAGTAAGACTAAGATGAAAAGTAGAGGTTATGTTGAGAAGCATGAGTTTGAGCATACTGGTTTTGATGATATCAAGATTAGTTTTACGGTTCCTTACGGTGAAGTGATTGATGTAGTTCCTAAAGAGGTTGATGATGGAGAAAAAGAGAGAGTTGAGTATAACGATAAAGCCGACATTGAAGCAAGCGAAGTGTTGGATTAAGCTGAATGATAAGACAACTAGGTTTGTTTTGTTCGGCGGCGGAGCAGGATCTGCAAAAAGTTGGCTGGGTTGTGAATGGCTTTTACTTAATTGTTTAGCTCACCCAGGGATTAAGTTGTTCGTTGGAAGAAATCAGTTGAAGCGTATCATGAGGAGTACGTTTATTACGTTTCAGAAGGTCTGCAAATGGCATAATATTCCTAGTAGTTGTTGGAAGCTGAACAGCCAGTATAATTATGTTAAGTTCTGGAATGGTAGCCGGATTGAGCTTATTGATGTTGCTTACCAGCCTCAGGACCCTTTGTATGAGCGTTTTGGTAGTGAAGAGTACACTAGTGGTTGGCTTGAAGAAGTGGGGGAGATTAAAGCCAAAGCTTTCGACGTATTGAAGAGTCGTATTGGCCGTCACATGAATAAAGAGTTTGATTTGTTCCCTAAAATATTTCTTACTTGCAATCCAAAGAAGAACTGGGTTTACCATGAGTTTTACAAGCCCTGGAAGGCTAATGAGTTGCCTGCGAATAAATGTTTCATTAGAGCGTTGTACGTGGATAATCCTTTTACTGCTGAAGAATATGGTCGTTCTCTTGATGAAATAAGAGATCCAGTGCTTAAAGCCAGGCTTAGAGATGGATTGTGGGAGTATGATGAGGAAGATAGCGCCTTAATGTCTTATGATAACATTCTTGCCATTTTTGATAGGGAACCAGTTCACGGTCCTAACGACCAACACTGTCAGACTGTTGATATTGCTCGTTTCGGAAGAGATAAAGCAGTTATTTTTTTGTGGTTGGGATTTCACATTCGTAAAGTTTGGTTTTACGAGAAGAGTTCAGCTACTTTTTTAGAGGAAAAAATCAAAAGTGTTTCTAAGAAATACCGTTTTCCTATGAGCAGGTCTGTGTTGGACGCGGATGGTATTGGAGGTCCTATTGTTGATCACTTGCCTGGTGTTTACGCGTTTATGAATGGCGCTCCTGCTATAAAAGAGTTTGATGATGAAAAGAAGTACAGAGAGCAGGAGACTGACCGGTTTAAGTTTAAGAATTTGAGGAGTCAGTGTTATTCTAAGCTTGCTGATGCTGTTAATTTGGGTAAGATTAGTTGTTATAAGGAAATTGATCCTCAGGTTAAAGAGTGGATTATTGAGGAGTTGGAGGCTATTAAGAAGAAAGATGTTGAGGATAATGAGAAGATTTTTCAGGTGATTAGTAAGGAAGAGATTAAGGAGGACATTCGTCGTAGTCCTGATTTTTGTTTTACTGGTGATACGGTGGTGTCAACAGTTAATGGTTATAAGAGAATTGATGAGATAAGTATCGGTGATGAAGTGATTACTCCTTTTGGGTTTAAAAGGGTTAGTAATGTTAGTTGTAGGAAAGTGAATGAATTATTGGTTTTAGGGTTGAATGATGGTAGGGTTATTAGGACTACTAAGGGTCATAAGTTTTATTCTAACAGAAGGTTTATTAATGCTGACAGTCTTATGGTGAGGAATGAACTGGAGAGTGATTCTTTATGGAATTTGGTAAAGTGGCGCCTGAAAAAAATATTATGTACAAAGGCAAGAAATACTGGCTTTCGTCAACTAACAGAAAATACTACTCCTACAAGACTTCCAAAAACGGAAAAAACGTCATTAAACAATTGCATCACCAAGTATGGGAAGACTATAATAACAAGAAAGTTCCCAAAGGCTTCTGTGTTCACCATATTGATGGAAATTATCTCAATAATGCGCCTGAGAATCTGGAAGTTATGGATCGAGGAGAGCATCAAAGGATGCATCAAACAAAGAGACTTAAAGATCCAGCATATAGGCAAAGGAATAATGAACTTCTTGAAAAGATTAGGCCTAAAGCTTCTGAATGGCATAGGAGTGAAGAAGGAAGGAAATGGCATAGAGAACATGCAAAAACAACAATATGTGCGAGAAAAGTTAAAACCTTCAAGTGTTTGTGTTGTGGAAAAGAGTTTGAATCAAAAAATTCAAATGCGAAATGCTGTTGTCATAACTGCATTCAAAAATATTATTATAAGACTAAAAAGTATTTTCAAGAAAGGAACTGTGTTTGGTGCGGTAAAAAGTTTTCTGTTAGGACAAATGAAAGGACTAAGTGTTGTTCGCGCAGTTGTGCTTCCCGTCTTAACTGGAGTAAACGTATATAATTTGACCGTTGAAGAAGATTGTGTGTATTATGCTAATGGAGTGCTAGTTTCTAACAGTGATGCTATGATGCAGCGTATGGTTTTTGGTCTTGGAATGCCAAGTGATGAGGAAGTTGAGGTTTGTGTAGAATGGTGAGATGATGAAGGTGTATAAAAAGCGTAAGAGCAAGATTAAGTTCAAGAACAAAGAGGTAATAACGAAAGTTGGGACAAAAAGAAATAAGCGAGATACTAGAAAAGAAAAGTCCTGATTTTGTTGGAATGAAAGAAATCATGCTTGTTTCGGGGCTTACTAGGAGTAGTGTGAGTTCGGCTTTAAGAAAGATGAGAAAAAGACAGGAGATTGAGTACAAAATAATTGCGGGTCTTAAGCCTAGAAGTGGTTGGGTTACGCTTTACAGAACAAAAAAAACAATAAGGAGGAAATAAACAATGGCAAGTAAAGATGAGCTTTTTCCAATGGCATTGGAAGATAAAGCTATTAAAACAAAAGTTACTAGCATGAAGGACCTTATTAAAGAGAAACTTATGCAGTTGAATGACTTGGCAACTATGGAGGTGTTGCTTGACACGCATGTCAGAATGAAGAACAGGTTGGATAGCATTAAGAATCTTAGTTCTGCGAATTCTATTAAGGTGCGTGGTCATTGGAAGACTGTAAGTCCTCAAATTCACATTAGGGGTTTGGAAGGTAAAAAAATCAATAATGATGAGGTCGAAATAACTTTTGGAGTGTACGATGTGGATGATAAGGGTAATAAGAAGGAATTTAAGAATTACTCTGAAGTTGAGGATCGTGAAGGCAAAGTTTTAAGACGGCATCATTCGAGTGAGTACCGGATTAAGTATGAAGTAACTGAGAAGATCAAAACGGGTAAGGCTATCACGAGAGAAATCGTGCGTGTTGATAACGTGCAGGGGGAATAAAAGATGAAGAGGAGTTTTAAGTGGGATGGAGAAAAGATTGTTGAAACCAAAAGTGAGGAATTGACTAAGCATTCTAGTAAGGATATACTTAATGGTCTTGCGGGTGTTAGGGGGCAGATAGGTCAGATGGAAGGTCAAGCGAGTCAGCTTAAGCAGCAGTTAGAACTGAACAATAAGAACTTGTTAGATGCTAAAAAGTTCGAGAAGGAACTGTCCGAGTTCGAAGAGGGTTGTGTTACGATTCAGAAGGATAAGCTTAAAATGATTGTCGCGAGCATTTCTGAAGATTGCAAACTAAAAGCTTTGAAGAGTTCTGAACTCGTGATTGGTAAGGACCCGAGCGCGTACACTGAGGATCAGAAGAAGAATTTGGCTTACTTGGATTTTCAGAAGCTTTTGGGTACGAATGAGAAGGTGTCTGAGAAGATTAGTTCTCAAATCATTAAGGAGTTTTTGTATGACACGCCTTGTTTCGAGAATCCTTTCAAAGAATAAATTCTTTTTTTTTTGTTTTTCTCTTAGTTGTATTTAAATATCTCGCTTGTTATACATGAAGTAATATGGGTTACTTCAAAAAACTAGCTTCGAACGCTAGAGTTCTTACTAAGAAAGTTCTTCCAGGAAGTCCTGTAGGAAATCAAGAAGTTGGCTTGTCTCAACTGAATTACAGCGGTGTTCAGGACCCGAGTGATCGTGAGGCTATTTACCCGCAATGGTTCTTTAGCAGTAGGTTGGGTCAGCCCAGGCGGGTTGACACTCTTAAAATTCGTGATTTAGCTAAAAGTGCTTGGGTTCAAATGGTTTTGAGCACTTTTAAGAAGCAAATTTTCACTACTGATTGGGATGTTACTAAAGCGGATGATGATGATGAGAGTGATCGTGATGAGGATATTAAGAAGGTTAAGGATTTCTTGAACAAAATAAACGAAAATAGACAGACTATTGATGACGTGAATAGTGAGACAGTGACTGATTTGGGCGAGATTGATAGTGGCGTTTGGAATTTTGTTTACTCAAATAATTCTTACGTAGTGGGAGAAGTGCCTGTTCATGATGCGTGGGGCCGAGTAATAAACAATGAGACTGGTCTTGTGCTGAAGCCTTTTGGGCAAAGGGAGTTGGTTGCTGTTAAAGGAGTAGACGGTTCATCAATGCTGAAGCAGGTTGACATTCATAAGAACTTGCTGAATTACTGGCAGTACAGTTTCAAGCATCCCAGGCAGAACCCTACTCGTTTCGAGCCTGATGAGATTGTTTACATGATGATGAACGCTAAAAGTTATAGCGTCTACGGCTTTTCGCCAGTGCAGGCCGTACAACAAGTCCTAGAACTTCTCATTCAGGGTACTCGTTACAATAAGGATTTGTACACTAATAACGCGATTCCTGATGTTCTTATCAGCTTGCCTAAACTTCCACCAGAACAATTGAGAAAGCTTAAGAGAACCTGGAACAACCAGTACAAGGGAAAGCCGCACCAAGTCGGATTCATTAACTGGATGATAGAAAACGTGTTTAAGCTTGCAGAAAGCAATAGAGACTTAGAATGGCTCGAAGGCCAGAAATGGTATTTCAAGCTGTGCTTTGCAGTGTTTGGAGTGAGCCCTACTGAGGCTGGCTTTTTCGAGAATAGTAATAAATCCAATGATGAGGGACAAGAGCGAGTCACGGTTCGTAATGCTTTAAGGCCTTATTTTAAGTTGTTCGAAAGTAACGTGAATAATCGCTTAATCACCGAAATTTTACAAGTGGAGGATCATGGTTTGAAGTTTGAGTACAAGCCTAAAGATCAGGTACTAGAGAAGATTGAGTTCGAGCAGGACATGCTTGAGTTGGATCATAAGACTTTAACGATTAATGAGTTCCGGCGTAAGAAAGGAAGGGAAGATGTTGAGTGGGGTGATGAGCCTGTTGAGAAGCCTGGTCCTTTTGATTCTTTTATGAATTCTCCGGGTGGCAGTCCGGTTGGTTTGCCGCCCCAAAATGGAAGTCCTAAAAAGCCTGAAGTTGATGGTTCTAAGTCTGGTAAGGGTTTGAGTAAGGATTTGGAGATTGATGCTGGTGATGATATTGTGGATCAGGCTGAGAATTATAGTGATTTTTTGAGGTTGTTTTTTGATAAGTTTGAAAGGAAAGTTTTGAGAGCTGCTGATGGTATTCAGTTAGAAAAGAGTTATTCAATGAACAAGAGTTTTGGGGATTTTTTGAAAGAATTGTTTAATTCAGTCAACTCTATTGCTTTTGCTAAGAACATTAAGAAGTTTTTGAAAGCAGACTTAGTGGCTGGTATGGTCAGTGCTGAGTCAGAACTTAATACTGATATCGGATTCACTCAAGCTTATCAAGATAAGCTGGCATTATTGCAAGCTCAACAACTTCTAGGATATACCATAAACGGAAAGAAATGGGTGGGAATAAAAGGGGTAACTAAAGAATTGCAATCTAAAGTGATTCGAACCGTTCAGGCAGGTATTAATGAGCACAAAACTGTTGACGAGATAAAAGTTGGTATTAAGAATGATTTTGATGGTTTTACTGACTGGCGCAGTGAAATGATAGCGAGGACAGAGACGAATAGAATTACAAATTCAGCGAAACTTATTGGTTATAAAGAAAGTAAAATGAAGGGTAAGAAAGTGTGGAGCGCAGCACCTTACGAGCCAGGCAGATCTTCAGATATATGTCAAAGATTGAATGGTCAAGAAAGAGAATTAGATGAGGATTTTGTAGATCCAGAAACTAAGAAGGCTTTTCCACATCCTCCGGCCCTGCCCCATTGCCGCAGCACGATATTTTTCCGTCCAACATAGATAAATTACAGTGATTCGAGTTGTATTTAAATAAATCAAAAGTTATTAATAACTAAAAATGGCAACACACCAAGATTACAAAACAAACCTGTTCATGCCAATCATGAAACAAGCACAAGGGAAATACGTTGCTGTGCTTTCAGATAATTCTGTTGACAGAGATGAAGAAATGCTTTCCAAGTCTTGTATTGAAAAACTAAGTAAAGACGATGGTTACTTGGCTGCTTTTTGCAATCACGAAAATGACGTGTTCATGCAAGTGGCCGAGTGGACTAACAGGGGAATTACTCAAGTAGACGGTCACACAGCATTGATTGCGGAGCCTAAGTTTTACAAGAGCAACCCGAAGGCTATGATAATTAAAGGAATGCTTGATGAGGGTGCTAAGTTTGGCGTGTCAATCGGAGCTATCGTGAAGCGGCATGATGAAGTTAATGGTATGCGCGTTTTTGAGGAGTTAGAGTTGTTGGAGGCGAGTTTCGTGGGTATTCCTGCTAATAAGCATGGTAGGGCTATGGCTGTTGCTAAATCGTACAAAAATAAGGAGGTTGTGAAGATGGATAAAGAATTTACTCAGAAAGATATTGATTCTGCTGTTGAAAAAGCTAAGGATGATCTTGCTTCTGCTAATAAGAAGTTGTTGGAAGCTAAAGAGACAGAGATTAGCAAGCTTAAGAAGGATGCTGAGGAAGCTGCAGAAGCAAAAGAAGAAGAGGCTAAAGTAGATGCTGGTAAAGCTGAAGAAGCCGCTAAAGAAGCAGGTGAGGAGGCTGAGAAGAAGCTTAAGCTCGCTGTTGAAAAGGCGGAACTTGCTGGTAAGGAAGCTCTTGAGAAACAAAAGTTTGCTGACCAAGGCGGAGCACCTGACGGTACTAGTTTGTCTAGTGAAGATATTACTAAAGCATTCAAAGATGGTAAGCTCCCATTCGTAAGGAGCCAATAAAAATTTAAGGAGGAATGAAAGATGAAAGCCATATTTAAAGGATTCGAAGATGGTTTCAGTGTTGAAAAGTGCCGAGAGCGCTTTGATGCTGGAATTATTGATAAGGACGCTTTCGGCGGTTTCTCAAAAGAATACTACAATCCTATGAACAGGGTTGATAAAAGAGCAAGTATAGCTCGAAACTCTTTTGAGAAGATGCAGAAGGCAAGTATTGATTCGCAGACAGGAGGCGCGGGAACTGCAGGAACAGCTTTAGTGCCTGTTTACCCTGATCCTAATGTAGTCAATAGAACAAT